GCATTAGTAAATACATTGTAAAGAATAGTACCCATTTGTCCAAGAGCATACGAACCTGCTTCATAGGCTTTATTAGCTGCCCCTGTTAAATTTTCTTTGGCAGCATTCATAGCACCGCCAACATTTCCTTCTGAAAGAGGTTTTATAACACTTAAAACATTTTCCATTGCTTTTTCATTTAACTCGCTAAACGATTTAACAAGTGGAGCAGCTAATTCTTTTATATTATCAGCAGCTACTCTTGCAACTTGACTAAATTGTTCATATGGAGCAGAACTTAATGCTTGAGTTTTGATGGTTTCTATTAACCTACTCATAGTTTCATTCAAAGTCTCATTAGATTTTGCTATGTTCTCAAATGCCTGTTCAGGCCCCTTAGTTTCATCTGTGAAAGAAATCTGTTTAATTTGCTCTTCTGTTAAAGCACTGACAGCTTTCTGCATTTCTTTACCACCTTCTTTAATATTTACAACCCATTCACCTAAATCATTTCTATATGCAGCACCTGAAACTTTTGAAAGTAAAGCATCATAGTTATTCAATCCTCTAATACTTGCATCTAATTCATCTTTTATCATCAATTCTTTTTTCAATGCTCGACCACCTTCCACTAAATCATTCATATTCGCTCCTGTAGCAGCAGAAACTGCACGGAATCTTTGCATTGCCTCTGCATTATATTCTATTTCACCTGTTTTCTCATTGAATTGCGCCATACCTGCAGCAGCCTTAGAAAACATCTCTTGAAATTTTTCAGGTTCATTTCTTGCAAGATATATCAATTCTGACATATCACCCATATTTCCAAATGAACCTCCCATTAGTTGTAAATTAGTGCTCATTTCCATTGCACCTTCAATACTATTATCAAGAAGTTTATCTGCAACATTAAACGCACTTTTCATATCAGTGTTAGTTCTTGAAGCATAAATCGCCATCTGCTCTAAAGCTTTAACACCGTTTTTAAATGAAAATTTATTTAAATTCTCAATATTATTTTTTAAATTTAAGGCAGTTCTATAAGGTAATACACCAAATTTGTCACTTTCTATTATTAATTTACGCATTCTTGATGAAATATTAGTTATACTAAGACCTATTCTTCCATAAGATGCCATAATTTCACCTCCACTATCTTTTAAAGTTTGACTCATTTTTACCATTTCAGTCATTTGATTAGTAGATAATATTTGAGCTCGATTTGTTTTATCAAAAAACTCATTTACACTTTTAGCTGCTTCTACAGAATCTATACCCATTTCAACAAATGCTGAATATGAATTTTTAAAAGAATCCTGTAGATTCATTCCAAGATTACCTGCAATACCCAAATCTTGATTCGCTTTTTTTACCGCTCCTAAGATTTTATCCCAATATTTAATTGAGCCAAATACTGTAAAGTCCTCTATACCCATTTTAAATTCAGGGATAATTTTTTGCATTACAGTATCTATAGTACCTAATCCAAAATTAGCTACTACATCTTGTAGTTTGCCTTCCCATCCTTTTAAAGCGGTATCCAATAATTGAAATCCAACAAATTTACCGCCTTGTATTAAATCTTCAGGTTTCATAATTTATTTAGTTTTTTTATATAAATATAAAGAGACTATTTTTTTAGAAATAGCCTCTTTGTTTTTTTTATTTTTTCGTTGCAGCTTCTTCTTCTTTTTTTTGAATTTCTATTAGTTTATTATAATAATAATTCTTTTCCCAAATAGGCATCATCATTATATCATACCATGTGAAACCGCCTCTTTTTATAATATATAATCTTTGCATCAAATAATATTCAACGCTTTCTGAATTATATATTGGGGTAAAAGAATTCAGCGGTGAAAGGTATGTTTGCAAAAAACCGATTTCCGCTCGGAGCGGACACCTCAATATTAAAATCGATAGTAGGCATACATTCATCAATAAAGCTCATAAGTTTTCTACTGTCCATAATCTTCATATTTCTGATATACTTAGCTTTTTCAAATACATCAGTGATTCCCTCAATTGAAATAATTTGTTGTTCCAATCTAAAAATCTTATAAAAAGATTCAGTACTACCTTTCAATTGCTGTTCTTTTTTCTCCTTTTGGCGAATAATTTTTTCATCTTCACCTGTAAGTAATCTAAAGGTAACAATTCTACCATCTTTAGGAAGTTTAAATTCAAAGTGACCATTTTGGTTTGGAAGATATTTCATTTCTTTCAAATTCAAACTCATTAAATCTACATCATAGTCAAAAGGAGTACCTGTTTCAGGGTCAATTATACGAATTTTGTAGAATTGTTCCATTGTAGCTCTGATATAAATCAAAAGAGATAATCTGTCTCCTGTAGTGAATTTATCAACAGGATATGGAGAAATAACTTTTTTCTTCAAGAGAGTATCAATCATTTCTCCTGATTCAATCAATGATTGGGAAAGAAGAATATTTTCATCTTGAGTGACTAAATCATATACTTGTACACTTGTAACTCTTTTACCATCTATTTCAGGATAAAACATTCCCTTTGAAGGGAGATTAAAAGTTTCTGATTGAGGCTCATATCCTTGAAAAGGATTAGGTTGTTGCATTTGCATTTTATTTTCGAATTCCATATTATAATTTTTATATTAATGTATGAATAAATATAAAAAAATAAAAAAAAGTTGAATCTATCATTTTTGATAGACTCAACTTCATAAAAATATTTTCGTATTTCTTAACCGAATAAGTGAACGCAATACTGAGGAGACATTGTGAATTCTAATTCACGAATATCTGAACCTGAATAATCAAATGTTCCAAAAGAAACAGAACCTGTTACAATTGTGTTTTTCAACAACCATTCTTCAGTAGCAACTCCTGTAGGGTCAAGTGATTGAAGGATGATATCTTTTGCCATACCTACATTATAACCCATACGACCTGTAACAGATTCAGCATGAAGACGAACCCATTCCATCAATGCTTCAGATTGAGAAGGTGCAATAAAGTCACGAATAGTAACACCCATATCTGCCCATTTATAACTTGAAACAAAATATGTTTCAGTATTTAAAAATTGAATAGTTTTCTTATCCATTTCAATTTTAGGAGTATCAACTTTTTTAACTGCCCATGTTTGAATTCCTACATCATCAGGAAATAATAATACCCACCTATTCTGTGTTTTCGGTTCATATTTTAATGGTGCTTGAAGAAGTAAATTTGCCATATATTATTTGTTATTTTTGTTTATTGTAATTTTTTAAATAAATATCAAAAAAAAATTTTTTTTGAAAATTTTTTTAAGGTAATTCCCAAAATTCCCCTGATGGTAGTTCCCAACATCCTTCAATAGGAGTAGACCAACAATTAGGAGTTATAACTTCATCTGTACATATATCTGCACAAATAAAATTGATAGATTCAATATTTTTACATTTTGAAACTTGACTTTCAGTTAGTTGACTACCTGTATCAATATCAAAATATATCGTTGATTGTAAAACATCTCCATTAGGAAGAATTTGGTTTATAACCATTTTTCTTACCTTAGTGCAATCTATCATATTTAAGCAGGGTTACATACTACAGCACATGAAAAAGTCAATGCTTGTATGTTAGTACATTTTGAAACTTGGTTTTCTGTCAATTGGTCTCCTGAATCAATATCAAAATAGATAACTGATTGCAAAACTTCACCATTAGGCAAAATTTGATTGATAACCATTTTTCTTACTTTTGTACAATCTATCATTTTATTAATTTTTTATTTTCTTCTTGATTTTCTGTTCCGTTTAGCTTCTTCTTTTTTCCTTTGAAGCTCTACTGCCTTTTGAACTCCATCATACATGAATTTTCTTACAGCTCCTTTTATTGCTTTTGCAACTAAATCACTCTTGAATACGTCTTTTACAACTTGCATCAATGGTTCAAATCCGCTATCACTAAAATATAATTCTGCTGAACCATCTATTATATGTTCCAAAATAGGTTTAGTAGCTAATTCTGCAGCTTTATCAATTACTGCAGCGTTAGGAAAACGATTCTTTGGGTTAAAGCCCAATCTCATCATATCTTCATAACTTAAATTCCTTAAACTTTCATCAATTTTCTTTCTAAGAGAGCCTTTTAACCAAGGTAAATATCTTATGATTTGCTTAATCATAGTCATTTTATCTACAGCCTCTTTTCCATATATCATTCTTTTTAGGAAATTCTCATTAAATAAATTACTAAATTCTGCATCTGAAGCAATATTATTTATTCTTAAAGTAAGGAATGGTTGCATTTTTACTTTTAAATCACCTCTAACTCCAACATCTTTTAATGCGTCATTTAAAGCTCTAAAAATAACTCCATCAAGATAACTATTTCCTGTAGAAACTTTTTGTAAAAAAGGAGTCATTTGCTTTAAACCTGCTAAAAAACTATTTCTTCCAAAAGTTTTACTTAAAAAGTATTCTATCATTGGAACACCAACTAATTCAAAAACATTTTCATAGTTAGTTGCATCTTTTGGATTATCAAGATATTTTGAAATAATAGCTAAAAGTTGAACATAACTAAAATTTTTTGTTTTAAATTTAATTCCTAAGAATCTTCTTCTACCTAAATTTCTTAGGGATTTTCTAAGATATTCTGCAAATTCTCCATCAAATTTACTTGCTATGAGTTCAATAGAAGTTTGATAGATATTTGAAAGTTCAGAGCTTTCTTTTTTTGCAGCCCAATTTTCAAATCCATTTGTTATAGCATAGGTAAACCCCGATGGCATACCTGATTCGTCAAGTCGGGGTTTATCTAATGCTCTTAATTCTTGTATTATAAATTTTTTCATATTTTAATTTAAATATCTTGGAATGATGCACCTGCAGGTGTTAAAACAAATTCAATGTTAATGTATTCAAGAGTTCTTGTTGGCTGAATTCCAATCTTACCTTTCATTTCATTTGAATTGAATGCTTCATTTGAACGGTCAAGTTGAACTTCGAATGCAAAAATACCTCTTTCATTTCTGATATTTGCAAGAATTGGATTGACTTTATTTTCAAATTTACGTCTTACAGTTTCATCATTTTGGTCGAAAAGAAGTGGTAAACTTACATCTTCAATCAAACGTTGAGCATACAACAACAATCGTCTTACATTTATTCTATCAAGTGCAGATTCTGCAATTTGAAGAGTTTTGTTACCAAAGACAAAAACAGGTGAAGTCCCATCAGCTTGTCTGAATGTTGAAATTGGGTTTATACGACCTTCATACAATTCATCCATTTCATCTTGTCTAAGTTTCTTTCTCGCTTGTTTAAATTGAGTTTCACCTACAACAAAACCTGCTCCTGCAAACCAAGGTCTTCTGATTTTATCTGTCAAAGCAAAGATACGCATTACTTCAGCAGTTGGAGGCAACCAAAGGAAAACATTATTAACTTCATCAAGGAATTGTCCCCAAGGGAAGTAAGTAGCTGCATAAGAAGAATTATACAAATCTTGAATTGTACTTACAACATCAATCGGAAGTAATACTTGACCTGAACTATCCGCATCCAAAGTAGTGGTTACATAGAAAGTATCACATCTTTCGTTTTCACACATATCAATTGCTTCTTCGACAAGATTTGAATTTTCAGCAGTATTAACATTTGGTGTTGCAAGTAAATTAATTCTAAATTCATTTCTGTTACGCAAACTTCTAATACCTTCTAAATAAGCATAGTAGTCAGAATTTATTACAGTTTGACCTTCAGCTATATTTTCAGAGCTATATACATCAAAAGCTCCTGAAGTAAGACCTTTTTGTCCTAAAGCACCATTAACTGTATATAAGTCAGTATTTGTTCTCGTTTTTCTGTGAATATCCCATCCATCAAACCCTCCAAAGGCAAGTACAGTGAATTTTCTTGCAAAAATTGGTTCATAAGCCGTACCGAATAAATCACCTTCGTTTTGGAAAGCATAAGCACCTGTTTCGAAGTTAACTACACCTACTCCATCAATAGTAGCTGAAGAAGCATTCACATCTAAGTGGAAACCAAGAGTAGTTCCTGTCCAATAAGGTTGCAAAGCATTAGCAGGTCTTCCCTTGTAATCAAAGAAATCTGCATCATATCCAATCACATCATTGAAACCGAGATATGTTTGACGAACTTTATCAGTTGTAGCATATTGAGTTTTGTAAATCATTTGAGGATTAACCATACAATCGTAATCTCTTACAGGATAACCTTCGAAACCTGCAGGGAATGATTCATCCAAACAATCTGCAGCCAATTCAATCATGATATATTTACTATTCAATACATAGTTACCATCTACAGTACCGATTCTTCTTCCAATGAAGTTGTTATCTTGCTCTCTTAAAGTCAATCTTGAATAAGATTCAAGGATAACAGGCTTTCTATCTGTATCGCCATAAGAACGAACTTGAATATCAAAAGTTTTTGCATCAGGTCTAATGTTAGTAATTGACACTTTTATATCTGTATTGGCAGCATTACCATCAGAGAAAGTATGAATTCTAAACAATCTATTTACTCTGTTACCTCTAAATTCAGAAACAATCCAAGGAGTCATTGCACCTTGATAAGGTTCTTTATAGTTATTCAAAGTATTGATATAACAAATTGAAGGTTTGATACAGTATATCAAATTATTAGCCAACAAATTGTTGAAAGTAGTTTCAAATATGTCTTCTACATATAATGGTAGATTGTTAGGGCAACAAGGTATAAAGTTACCAAACACTCTCAAGATATAGTTAGATTTTGCCTTATCAAAAGAAACATTGAATTCAAATGTACTTCCATCTGTTTTAGTACCTTTTATTAAGAAGTCATCCAAAGGTTTGATAATGCCACCATCAATTGATTCAATTGAGATTACATTACCTTCAACTTGGAAATTCAAAATTTCATCTCCATCATAAGAAGCAAAAGAACGAAGCAATGCTACAATCATATTATCATATTGTGCATAAGGAGCTCCTGAAAGTTCAATCACTGTACCTGAGAAATCAAGTTGTATAAGTCCTGATGGAATTTGTGATACAATCTGTTGAGTTGTACCTGAAGTTACAGTATTATATATAATTGTAGTTCCTGTTGTAAGAGTATAATTGATACCATCAATTGTATCACAATCGTAAACTGCAACATTATCATTCAAATCACATATTTTATATTCACCACCTGTGAAAACATCACCGTTAGGGAAGAAAATTGAACCGCTTTCGATTACAATTGAACCATCTAAATCATGAGTAATTGTTCCACCCACTAAAGTTAAAATTCCTGAAGGAACAACCGTAAGTTCATTTGTAACAACATTTTGAACTACAATTGGATTTACAACTGTAATTACAAATGTACTATCATAAGTAATTGTTCCACCTGAGTAAAG